CCTATGCTCTCAAGAAACAGGTCAAATGAATGGCAAAAATAATATCTCATGTGTGCATCCCATTTTTTGGCATCAATGGGTATCATTCGATCGTTGCCTCCCATCTCTTTCATTTTCATATAAAGACGGACCCAAGAAAACCCATGAGGATTAATCCCCACGTATGAATCTCCTGAGCCATCATGTTTTTTAACTTCTTCCAAGAACGTCATCAAATAAATTCTCGATTCTATAAAAGAAGCCTTTGCTGCATTACAAAACAAACGAGGAGCCTCATCTTTCGGTGGTTCTCTAAGTTCATCTTTCGGTGTAACAGTAAAATAAAAGGGTGGTACTCTATGTTTAACATAATAATTTCTCTCTCGATAGTCTAAAAGTGCTTCAAACTCTGAGGATAAATATAAATCTTCTGTTCCTTCCTTCTTCAAAAACATGTCTTTTAAATCTTCACTAAATTCCGAAAATCCCAATCCCGATGAAGTGCTCAAATCTATTCTTCTTGCATATTGACTTCCTAAAATCCCATTTAATGCTTCATGAATGCTTGCCTTTCTGATGCTTTGAACATCAAAATCTTTGTGCAAGATTCCTTTCCACATTTGCATGTCTGCTAGGTCAATTTGAACGGGCGGTACATTTCTTCCTTTATAATGTTGGGCAAGGGAAATAGCTATTGGATCTACTACCTCTCCTCCTGGTTTAGTGAACTTTCGTAACTTTGCTGGTACTTTCTTAGTCACGAAAAGAGGCTTCACAAGCTCCCCTCCATATTGAAACTCATTATGTAAATCTGTTTTGACTAATGATGTCTGAGTAGGCACAAATATGGTATGTGGTTTGTCCTTTGTCTTATTTCTTACTTGAGCTACAACCTTAAGTCCATCAATATGATTTTCTGGATTATCAAATGCTGGTACAACTTCAAATTGATCGTATCGTTTAGGTGGAAATATAGATTCTACTGTCGGTTCTCCTGGTTGATAGATAGCCTGTCCTGTTGGATCTGGGACTGACTGATAATCTTCTAGGAAAACAGGTGTATAATAGGCTCCTAAATTGTCTCCTGCTGTATGTATACCTAAAAATTTCTTTTGTACACGATCATTTCCTGTGTAATAAGCTAATCCACAATCTCCTTGAGTTCCGGGCATTCCGTTTACGAACCAAAGAGAAGCTGATTTAAACTTAGTTCCTTGAAATTCTACGCTACTACCTACTGAAGGTCTTGATTTTTCCGCTACTATCGTATGCAAGTAGCCTGCTTCATCAAAAGTGACTTTGTTAATGTTGATTTGTTCAACAACATCTTTC